GACATCGAAATCACGGAAGAGATCGTCGATTCAGCGCAGACCTACGTTGATTACGTCGTCGCACAAAACGTTGAGTCCGCTGGTTGCTTATTGTTTGTCGAAGAAAGATACGCGCTGGACCAGCTTGATCCACCGTTTGAAGCGGGCGGTACGTGCGATGCGGTAATCATAAACCCAACGTCGGGCATCTTGGAAGTCGTTGATCTAAAGCACGGCAAGAGCATCGTTGACGTTAATGAGAACAAGCAAACCCGAACTTACGCTTTGATGGCACTTCTTAATACGACAAAGAAATTGGCCGACACGATCAATTACATCAAGGTCACGATTGTCCAACCTCGCGCATACCATAAAGACGGTCGCATCCGCAGTGAGATATTTCACGTTGCTGATCTGATCGAATGGACGGCTGAATTACTTAAAGCGATGGGGCGGTCGCAAGTCGCGTTGGAAGCTTTTGACAAGATCAAAGGCAGCCGCACTTTGTTTGATGAATGGGCAGACGCCGCACTTAAGACCGGCAATTGCGCTTTCTGCCCGGCGGAAGGCATCTGCCCGGCAAGACGCAAAGAGGCACTGTCGATCACGCCAAAGATTGCAAAAGATTGGTTTGAAGATACCACACTGGAGACAGCACCGATGTTAACCAATTCTGTACCGGCCATCTCGCCGGAAGAACTATCCCACATTCTGGATGGTTTAGACATGCTGGAAGATTGGGCGAAAGCTGTTCGCGCAGCGGCGCACTCTCTTGCAGAAAAAGGAACGCAAATTCCCGGATACCAATTGGTAGAAAAAATTGGCAATCGGAAATGGGCTGCGGATGAAGAAAAAATTATTTCTGATTTAAAATCAGTAATAAAATTAACGGACGATCAAATTTTTCAAAAAAAATTATCGTCTCCCGCGCAAATCGAAAAAATTATTGGCTCAAAAAGAAAGGAAGAAATAAAAAATATGTATCACAACCCGATTACCGGAACAAATTTGGTATCGGAGAAAAAAACTACTCGTCCGGCTGCAAAAGCCAAAGAATCTTTTTTTGAAAAACTATGAGGAATAGAGAAAATGGAACGTTCACCTGATTTTAAGACCCCGCTCTGCCGCGTATCGTTCGCCGGTAGCCTTTTCACGCCACGCGCACAGCAAGAAGGTGCAGTACCAAAATACGGCTGCACGTTGATTTTTGAAAAGTCGGTTGACCGCAGCGCAATGGACAACGCCGTCAAAAATGTTTTGATCGCCCAGTGGGGTGACAAGGGTTTAGAGCGTGCAAAGGCCGGGCTTATCAAGTCGCCATTCTTGGATGGTAACGGCAAGGAAGCGCGCAACAAGAAGACTGGCGAACTCCACCCCGGTTTCGGCCCTGACGTATTCTTCCTTCGCGTTCAATCTATCCGCGCACCGACACTTCGCTATAAGTCGGAGCACCTCCCAGCAACTGAGGATGAGATTTATTCAGGCTGCTACGGCAAGGCGGTTTTGAACGCGTTTGCTTGGAACAACGCGCAGAACGGTGATGGTATTTCTTTCGGCATCCAATTCTTCCAGAAGATCAAGGACGGTGATCGGTTGGGCGGCGGTGGCGGTGTTAACGCAAGTTCTTGGATGGAAACTGTTCCAGATGAAGGCGATGCACCTGAAGCAACCCGTACCGGCGCCGGTGCTGGCGGTTTATTTGGGGCTTAATTTAACCGGCGCGGGGCGACCCGCGCCAACACCAACGGGAGATTGAAATGACTGACGGTATCAACACAAACGATATGATGAAATTACTCGACCGGATCGAAGTTCTGGAAGAAGAAAAAGCCGCGATTGCTTCCGACATCAAGGATGTGTGGGCAGAAGCCAAAGGTATGGGTTTCACTAAAGAACTTCGCAAGGCATACTCTATTCGCAAAATGAAGCCGGATGAGCGGGCGGTGTTGGGCGTATATGTTCAAGCTTTAGGGTTATTTGACTGATGAGCAATTTTTGGTCGGAACTTGATATTGCAAAATTACGCAAACTGGCAAAACAGGGTTTATCAAGCCGTTTAATTGCCGCTGAGATGGGGTCAAAATTTACGCGAAACGCCATCATTGGAAAAATGCACCGCTTGGGCATATCTTCAAGTGTCGCATCGACAACAAACCAATTTGAGTTACTGGAGTCAAAACCGGTTGCTTCGCGTGAACACAAATACACCAAGAGAAGTACAAAAGTTGCAACAACCGCGAGAGAGTTGCCGCAGCTAGAAATACCTCAAAACAATGTTGTCCCTTTTATGAGTTTGACAAACCGTATGTGCCGCTATCCGGTATCAGGGGAAAAAGAAACAACTCTATTTTGCGGTGCAGCAACTGATAAAGGTTCTTGGTGCAAACAACATCACCGCATTGTTTATCATAGATCGGATGCACGAAATGGGGAAAAGGTCGAAGTTCGAAAGGAATCCACTGGACTTTTATCCGACTCCGCGTTTGGCCGTCTCAATTTTGCTTGGTCGGTTAAAACCCAACGTTAATTTTGTGGAGCCTTGTGCTGGTGATGGTCGTCTTGTCGATATGCTTGAGATGGCCGGTCATCATTGTACATACGCTTCCGATCTTGAACCAAACCGGCGCGACATACGGATGCTTGACGCGCTGGAGCTCAATCAAGTGCATTGCCTGTTCACGGACCTGATCATCACCAACCCGCCGTGGTCACGCAGCGTGTTGCATCCCATGATCCTACACTTCATCGAACTTCGACCAACTTGGCTCTTGTTCGATGCGGACTGGGCCTACACCAAGCAAGCCAAGGCGTACTTACCGTATTGCGTGGAGATTGTGGCGGTGGGTAGGCTGAAGTGGATCGAGGGATCGCCGCACACCGGCAAAGATAACTGCGCTTGGTATCTCTTCGACCGGCATGAAAACCACCATGCCAAATTCTACGGGGTGAAAAAATGAACATCATGGAAATCTTACAGCGAGCAACAATGCTTGCAGAACCAACCACACAGGAGATCAAGATGACACCACTATTGACCGACCGCGAGCGTACCCACGGTATTTTCAAAGATACGGCGTCCTTGGCGCAATCATTCAAGGATGTGATGCGTAGCAGCAAGAACTGGGAGCGGTTATCCGACAGCCAGAAGGAAGCGCTTGAGCAAGACGCTACCAAGACGGCACGTATTCTTTCCGGCGATTTCAACTTTCGGGATCATTGGGACGACAAGGGTGGCTACTCCCAACTTGGTGCCATCAGCATCAAACCTTCGATGCCTCAGATCACTGCCGATCTAACTGAAGTGATGCAGCAAACGGAACCACAACAATGACAAAACGCCACGCTGATGATGTAACCGTAGCCGACATTGTTCGGCTACGGAAGGAAAACGAAGAGCTGCAACAAAGAATCCGTTATCAAGAACATCGTGACGGGGCGGCAAAAGGAAAAACACATTCAATCGATTGTTACGGTTACGGGCCAAGCCATTACGAGTGTGCATTACAAGAAATCGAGCGGTTGCAGGAAGATTTAAGGCTTGAACGGCTGCGTGAAGCGTTCCAAGAACTTCTCAATGTTCTTCCAGTTTTACCAAAAGACGCGAAACTTATTGTTGGTATGGAAGAGCGATATAAAAAGGCAGTGTTTGATGCCCGCGCTGCACTGAAGGAGGATGAGTGATGGGTGTTGATAGGCCATCATATTATGATTTGGATATTGTGGACCGATTGCGTAGTCCCAGTTTAGGTTCGCCAAGATGGATGGATACAATGGATGAAGCCGCCGATGAGATTGAGCGGTTGAAGGAAGAAAACAGACGGCAGCGAGAAGCGTTGAAACGTGTAGTGGGCGCGTCAAATCATCTAATTCAAATTACGAAAGCCGCACTGAAGGAGGGTGAGTGATGGATATAGTTGAGAAAGCCATTATGGCAAAATACAAAGCAGCGGCTAAGTTTCATCCTGAAACAGCACGTTGGCCTATTGATTTTGACGAGGAAGAGCAACGTGAAGAACGGGAAATCATGACTTCAGTTATCAAAGAATCCCTGCCAACTTGTAAGCGTTCCTTACAACTTGCCGATAGCCTGACGGAATTTATGGAGTGGACGGAAGCCCTTGCCATTGTCGGGTCGGTAACACCAGAAGCGTGGGACTTATTAAACAAAATTACCCGCAAGGCTGAAAAGCGTTTGTTTGAGGGTAAGAAAGAATGGAAATGCCCTATTGGGGAAACAGACTGCAATGAAAATTGCGGAAGTTATGGCTGTGGCAATTAGCCCGTGCCGCACTGAAGGAGGATGAGTGATGGATATTGTAGAACGGTTAGATGAGCATCTGCGTTTTAATGGCAAAGATCAGTTATCCCGTGATGCAAAAGGCGCGATTGAACGGTTGCGCGGTGTCTTGCAACAAATTGCAGACATTGAGCATGAAGACATTCCAACGCCTCAAACTTCTAATGAAGGCGTAACATGGACCGTTTTGGCGATGGCGGTTGGTCTTGCTGAAAAGGCACTGAAGGAGGGTGAGTGATGTGGATAGTTTTAGGATTGTTTCTATTGGTCTTTACGATTGGCTGTTTAGCGTTTTGGGCGTTATCTGATCTTTGTAACAATCTTGAGGATGGTTATTAATGTGCGAAGTTTTG